GGTTATGCCTTTAACCAAGATAAGGGTGGATATATTACTGATATTATTCCTCCTCAGGTTGTCTCCACTTCATCAGGAAATGTTAAGAAGAATGCTTACTATACTCTAGATGTACAAGCATCTAATGATGTTGGCAACCATACTAAATTGTATATTGGTGATGACTTAGCATATGATCCTAAGAAACGTCCAGCAGCAACTATAGAGGGTTATCGTATAGGTGCTAAGTTAGATGATGAGATTAAAGTTAAACTTCAACCAAATGATACTGGTTATAATGAGTATAGTTCTACTTTAACACCAACTGGTTTTGATAAGTTTACTGTATCAGCAGAGGTATTAAATCCATCTGGTTATACACCTAACAATGCTAACCTTGATACTGCTAATAGGATTGAAGCAAATAAAGATTTCATTGCTTATGAAGCATATGGATATATCCTAGGTAAGTATCCTAATTTAAAAATTAATGACAATATTGATATAGTCAAGTGTCGTAGAGATATTGGTTATCTACTTGGTGCTACTATACAAGATTTAAGATTGGGTGGTAATATTAATACTATTCAGGCTGCTGAATCTTATTATGTCCAGACTCAAGGAACCAGTCAACTCAGTTATATTACTGGTGAATTAACAGAAACATTGGAAGCATATGATTATGCTAGAGATCTAGCAATTGCTGCATCTCGTAACTTTGTGTACCTACGTCAGGGTTGTGAGACAGTTGCAACTTCTTCATTAGTTAATGTTGGTGACACTAGTGGTATCGTTCAAGGTATGACTGTTGCTGACTATGATCCTACTCAGTTCCCTAATGGACAGTTACAAGCGAATGCTACACGTCCTAACTCACCTGTCGTTCCAGATAACACATATGTTAAGCGTGTTGTTGACTCAGCAACTATTGAACTTGGAGTTAAGAATTTAACTGGAGAGAAGAAAGTATTCTCTAATCGTCATGGTGATGCTGCTAACTTAATTGAAGCAAACAGAGCATTCATTGCTGCTGAAGCATTTGATAGGATGTCAATTGACTTCCCTGGATATACTTCACCTACAGGATATACATCACAAGATTGTCTTGATGATATTTCTGATGCACTGAAAGCAATTGAACAGAACGTAGCATTTGGTGGTAACGCAGAGACATGGGATGCTGCATACCATTATGATAGTGGTGCTGTTGCATACCTAGATGCTAAGAAAGACGAAACTATTCGTTGCTTTGAATATGCCAAGGACATGGCAATTCAGGTAATGCGTAAGGAAGATATATTTGTTTTTGGTAGTCATGGATTAACTCAGGTTAATACTACTGCACAACTCAATTCTTCTAATACTGCTATTACAACAGCGAGTGATCCTATTACTGCTGTAGCACCAGACCCAGTTAATGATAAGGCTGGTGACGCACGTAATTTAATCCTTGCTAATGCAGATCTCATTGCACATGAGTCTGTTGAGAGGATGCTACTTCAGTCTTCTACAGAGAAGTTCACTCCAACTGCTGCTGCCTATAACCCTGCTAGTGGTGATCTAACATTGACTATTAATAGTCATGGACTTACAGGAGCAACATCATTATCAGCATCTGATGCTGACTATACTGCAAGCACAGGTGTTCTTACAATTACATCTAATGGTCATGGTATGGTTGAAGGTGAGAGAGTTCATATTACTGATGGATCTCTTGCATTTACATGTGGTATGGATAATAATACTACCACACATGCATACCCTAGAGCAACTGACCCTGTATCTGGTAAATGGTTAGAGATTTCTAATGTAACTACAAATACATTTGATGTTCATGTTGGTGATTCTCCTCTAATATCATTTACTCCTACTGGTGCTGATTACAATCCAGCAACAGGAGTTATGGTACTAACTGTTGGTGCTCATGGACTGACTGCTGGTACAAATATTAAAATTGCTCAGAACTCATTAAGATTTACTTGTGCTAAAGATAGTAATGCAACAGAGCATACTTATCCAAGAGCAACAGACCCAATCGTCAATGGTGTTGCTATTGATTCTGTAACTTCTAATACAATTACAGTTAATGTAGGTCAAGCTAATGATGCTACTGCTGGTGCTCATACGTTTGTTCATTCTACTGATAACTCAGTTGTAACTGGTGGTGATTATGTTCATGCTTCTGTTCCTGCTTCTTTTACTGCTAGTGGTATTAAGAGAGAGAATGATGCTATTAGAATTGATTACAATGCTTTAACCTTTACTTGTGGAATGGATGGTAATAGCAGTCAGCATACTTATCCTCGTGTAAGTGATCCTTCTGGTGGTGCATTACTTGCTATTGGAGATACAACTGCTAATACAGTTACAGTTAATGTAGGTAAGTCAGTAGAGAAGACTTATGATGTTGGTGGTGCTTCTTACAATCATACTACTGGAGATCTAACTCTAAGCATAAGCAACCACAAACTATTAAAAGGACAGAGTATTAGATTAGCTGACAATTCTATCAAATTTACATGTGGACAGGATGCTAATGCAACACAGCATTCTTATCCACGTGCAACTGATCCAGCATATCAGACAGCGTTACCAATTACATCTGTTGGTTCATCAAATCATACAGCAACTGATGCTGATTATGATCCTGCAACTGGTATTCTAGAATTAACTGTAGCAAATCATGGTTTTGCAAATGGCGATTCCATAAAAATTTCCGAGGGGTCTTTGACCTTCACATGTTTGTTTGACAATAACCTCACAGAACATGCATATCCAAGACTTAGTGATCCTAAGAATGATAAATGGTTAACAATATCAGATGCAACTGTCAACACTTTCAAAGTTAATGTTGATGCAGCAGGTGCTGATCAACAGTATACTCCAACAACAGGAACAACATATGATCCTGCAACTGGTGATCTAACTCTTACTATTGGATCTCATGCATTATCACAGGGTGATGGTATTACCATTGATAATGATGCATTATCATTTACATGTACAATGGATGGTAATCAAGTTGCTCAGACATATCCACGTGCAGGTAAAGATCAGGCATCAGGAAGATCTCTTCCTATTAAATCTATAACTGGTACAACAGTTACAGTTAATGTAGGTGTTGCAGGTGATGATAAGTATTTCCAACCTACTGCTGGAACATATAATGCTGCTACTGGTGAGATGGTTCTTACTGTAGGACAGCATGGACTTGCAGTTGGTTCTGACATTACTCTTAAAGATAATTCTCTTACCTTTACTTGTGATAAAGATGGTAATGCAACAGAGCATTCTTATCCTCGTCCTGGTACTGACCCTTATGCTGGTAAGTCTATAGCTGTAACAGCAGTTGGTTCTACAACACATACTGCTACTGGTGCTGTATATACTCCTTCTACTGGATCTCTACTAATTTCTATTGCTAATCATGGATTCTCTAATGGAGATTATATTCAGATTGCTGATAACTCACTCAAATTTACATGTGAATTAGATGGTGATACCGCAGAGAAATCATACCCTCGTACTGGATTTGATCCTTCAAGTGGAAGATGGTTGAAGATCTCTAATGTTGTTGCTAATGCATTTGAAGTTAATGTAGGTATATCTCAGGATACATCCAATCATACATTTGTGGAAGCAACTGGTAGTGGTATTACGAGACAAGATGGAACATTTACAATCAATGTAGGTTTTGATGCTGATGCTAACAATCAGTATGCACATACATTTGTAGAGGCACTTCCTGATGCTGTTGAGTATGAACCACAGTCTTTACATACATTTGTAGATGGTAGTCCTAACTCAGTAAAACATCTTCCTCAGTCTGCACATACATTCAAGAGAGGTGCTACTGGTGGAATACTTAAGCAAGGTGGAACTATTACAGTTAATGTTAATGTAGGTGCTTCTGGTCAGCAGTATCCTCATACATTTGTAATAGCAGATCCTGGTGCTGTAATATCTGGTGGACAATATCCACACACCTTTGTAGATGCTGTAGATAATTCAATTCATAAGGTATTCTATGTTGGTGGAACTAATCCTGCTTCTAAGATCTATCATAGTAAGGATTGTGTTGATGATGTTGTAGATGTATTGAAGGCTGTTGCAGATAACGTAGCATATGGTGGTAACGATAAGGTATGGGACGCTGCGTATTCATACAAGACAGGTAATCATGTTGTTGGTGAAGAATCTGAGACTAATGTAGTCTTTGATTATGCTAAGGAGATGGCTGCTTTGGTAAGTAGAAATCAGGAGGTTCTTACTATTGGATCTCATGGTTTGACTCAGAGTATGAACAGTCAAATCACAACAGACTTTGCTCAAACTGCTGATAATAAGGGTGGTGATGCATACAATTTGATTCAATCTAATAAAGAATTTATTGCAGAAGAAGCATACGAAAGAATGATTCTCAACAATGCTGGATTCTTACCACCAACAGGTAATCCACAGGATTGTATTGATGATATTGCTGATTTTGTTAATGAAGTATCATACAACGTAGGATTTGGTGGTAACGATAGAACTTGGGACATGGCAAATCTGTATGTAACAGGTGCTCACGTTGCTGGTGAAGAAGAGCAAACTCTTGCTGCATTCAAAGATGCTACTGAGATAATGATTCAAGTGATGAGAAATGAAAAGGTTCTTGTCATTGGTTCTCATGGTGGCACACAAACATATAATACTGGTATCACATCATTTGTTGCTAATCCAATTAACAATAAGGTAGCTGATGCAAGAGATTTGATCGTTTCCAATAAAAATTTCGTGGCAGAAATTGCTCTTGGAAGGATGATCACACAGTATCCTTCATATACATGGCAGACTGGTTATAGTTCTACTGATTGTCTTGATGACCTTAAGGATGTTGTAGATGTTGTAGCACACAACCTAGCATACGGTGGTAATGATCGTGTATGGGATGCTGCTAACATGTATGTTGCTGGTGCTCATGCTGCTGGATCAGAAAATGAAACAATCTATGCATTCAATCAGGTTCGTGACCTTATAAGACAGGTCATGACAAATGAGGCAGTTACAGTTGGTGGTCATACATCACTAGCACAAGCAACTGATACCTCTATCACTGATGGTGTTACTAATGGTGATTGTGATGCTCCAAAAGCAACTGTTACATCTTTAGTACAGATTCTTACCAATACTATCAGTACACCTTCTTCACTACTCAGTGTTACACGTACTGGTGCTACTTATAAGTGTCCTACTGTAGAGTCTGCAATCAATACATTATCAGGTATTGTTAGTAATGCTATTACAGCACCTGAGAGTCTTGCTTTAGTAACTAGAGTTAGATCTGCTGGTAAGTGTGAGGATGTAAGAAATTCTATTGATACTCTGTTTACTATTATACAGAATACTATCACTACACCATCTTCACTTAATAGTATCTCAAGAAGTTCTTCTAATGGTTCTTGTCAGAATGTAGCGTCTACTATTAGTACTCTGTTTGGTATTCTCACAACAACTATTAATGATGCTACATCATCTAACCCAACAGGTTATCTTAATAGTATAGAGAGAAAAACATCACCAGAGGGAGTTTCTTTTGGTGCTTCAGTTAATCCTAATACAACAACTACAAATAGTTACCTTTGGTTTACTTTACCAGCAGGTATATACGCTGATCCTACTCTGTTCACACCATCTACTGATACTTCAATTACTATTGATGCAGGGTATCCACAGTGTAATAGTCAGTCTGATGCTGTCCGTCAGTTCTTTGCTAACATCAAGACTATTATTCAGAATGGTTTGAATAGTGTTCCTAGAGCACAGGCTGCTAGTGTTGGTGCTCTTTCAAATAGAGCAACACTATGGAAGATTGCTGGAACTAACCCACATGGTTTAGAGACTGGTACTGCTGTACGTCTTGTTCCAAGACCTAAGGCTGGTGTTGATGTTGATAAGCGTAAGGTTAGACTACCAAATGGTTTTGAAACTAACGAGAAGTATTATGTTATAGCATCTGGTAGAAATACATTACCAGAAAATTATTCTGGTGTGTCTCAATTTAATGGTAATGAGAACTCTCAAGTATACTTCATGTTGGCAAGCAGTGTAGAAAATGCTGCTGCTGGTATCTACTTACATTCTGCTGAAGTAGAAGCAATAGATCCTGATGTAGAGATTGATGTGTATCAATTCATACTTGATGATAAGTATGATCTACACCAGTATGGTTGTAAGATGGATGGAACAGTACCTTCTGGTATTCGTACTGATGTTCCTCATGTATTTGATGTCCCACATGAGAATACAGGATCACCTGCTAAGCCACCTACAGCACATAAGGTATTCTTTAGAGAAGATACAGATAACAGTAAGAAATTACCTTCAGTTTCTGGTACATATGCTTTTGACCCTGCTGTTACATTCCAAAGTGGAACTAATCAAGGTAAGATCAGAGATGATAAGTTCTTCTATGTAAGGTATGATAATGCTAAGGTATTCACTGTTTATAAGACAGCAGAATTAGCAGTACAAGGTCAGATTACTATTGACTTTGCACCAGATCCTAGTACTACTTATGGGTTCTTTGTATTTGCTGATAAGCGTCAGTCTCCAATGAGATTTGATCCATCATTTGATAATCCAAATTCAACTGAGATGGGTAAGTGGTACTTGAATGTTAAACCTAACTCAGATGGAGCCAACACCAATACATCTATGGAGATATTGGCCAGACTTCATACTCAAGCATATAATCAGAACTCTGGACAAGATAAGACTAATGATAGTTGGTTTGAAAGAGTTACAGATGATAGAGAAGCAGATGAGCGTATCTATCGCTTCCGTTATGTTATTCCTAAGTATCTTAAGTCTGTTCGTGATCCTCTAAATGGATTTACCATTAAGGTACGTAAGGATGAGACTAGAAAACTATTACCACAGAGGTTAGTACTTGAACCTATTACTGGAACAGCATTAGCACAGTTCTCTAACCCTAATCAGTCTAATGAGAAGATTGGTTCTACTCAATCACAATTTGATGATCCAAGTAATAATATATTAATAGACAATCAGTATGATCCATACAGAAAGGTTCTAGATAGTGATCCTATTGGATCTACATTTATTAAGAAGATTACTTCTAACAATTATGTTGGAATGACAGTTCAATCTGCTAGGTACTTAACAGGTGCTAACATTGAATTGACAGTAATTGATCCTTATATTAATAATGCTGCCCTTGCTAATGAAAAACTAACAACAGTTAAGATTACTGCACCTGAAGGTGGTAGTACTGCTACTGGATTTAGTTTCAGTAAGGATCTTAAGCAAGATGATAACACACAACCTACATTTAACAAGGTTGTTTGGAATTCACCTCATGCTACTGGATATGGTTATATCCACGCTGTATGTCAAGTTCCTGGTACTCCATCAGAGTGGCATTTGATTCTTAAGGGTGTTGTTAATACAACAGGTAAGCTTCTGTTCTCTGAAACTGATAACATTAGATTTGAACAGGGTTCAGTTTATGCAGATCTTAAGAGTGATCCTGACTACGGCAAATCGCTTGATACAAAAGATCTAATTGGAAAAAATTTACCCCAGTATTATTACAAGCAATTAGGTGCGTCTGTTTATACAATAACTCCTGGTGATATTATTCCAGATGATACTGGTAATGATTACCGTGTTGTGTCTGTAGAAGATGCAGGTGATATTGATGATACATTCTATATCTTCAATGTTCAGGAAATTAAGAGACGTATTTTTGAGCAACAAGAAGGTGTATACTATATTACTGCTGTTCGTGGTAACCATTCACCATATCCAACAGGTGCTGGTAACTTAGGTAACTTCAGAAATATGAAGTTCTCTCAGCCAATCAGTAAGTTATATCCTCTTAACTATAAGAATGATCCTCTCTGGTATCAGCATCCTAAATTAGACCCAGCTGCAATTGATCCACCTGCAACATACTCTGCTGCTGATAACTATGTTCATGGTTTAGTTAAGGTTAATGATTTTAAAGGTTCAATGACCAAGGAAGCAGTTGTTGATTTCACTAAAACATCAGCATTAATTGATTACAGTTATACAGGAACCAGTACTATTCAAGCAAAACCAGGTAATGCTTCTTCTGGTTCAGAAGATCGTTTGATTCCTATTACTGGTACTAATGATGTTGTATCACAACAGAAGTTATATGTTGAACTTAGACGACCATCTATAGCACGTGCTGGTAACCATACGTTTGAATACCTTGGTTTTGGTCCAGGTAACTACTCAACTGGTTTACCTCAGAGACAGGAAGTTGTTCTTACCACAACTCAAGACTTCTACTCACAGTCTAAGAAGCAAGATGGTGGTCTAGTATTCTACACTGGTCTAAACTCTAATGGTGACCTATACATTGGTAACCGTAAGATTGATGCTATCACTGGTGAGGAAGTATTCCTAGAAAGAGCAGCATTAGTTGATTCTGAGGATGATGGAGAAGATTTAGGAAGTCTTGTTACTACCTTTGATACTCCTGTAACATTTAATAAGAATATCACAGTTAATGGTGGTGATGATCAGAACATGGTCAATAGGTTTAATTCACCTGTTGAAGTTAATGTTCTTGGAACCATAGGCAAGGATGCTTTAATCATACAATCAAATATAAGCACCAATGCTGCTGATACTGAAGATCAGTCTCTTGATAGAACTGCTCAGTTCCTCAATGGTGACACTAAAGGTGATGTAGTAATATCTAAGAATAGAGTTGCTGCATCTGTATTCCAATTTAACCCACGTGGTTCAAATGGTGCTGCTCAAGGATATAGAATACAAAACCATGTTGTTGGATTACTTGGATCTAATGTAACACCAAATCAAACTCCTTTAGTTGTTAATGGTGGTAGTGCATTATATCCAGAACAGAACGTAGTTTATAGTTTTGCTGGAGCACCTCTAACTGGAGATATGCTTCTCAAGGGTGAGGAAGTAGGTAAGAGTGGTTCACTTGGTTGGATATATGCTAATTATTATGCTGATGTTGCTAATGCAAGTATATACTCTCTACAACCTGAATCAACTTCAGTTCCAAGTAGAAAGATTAGAATATATTGGAATGGATTAACTAACCAATCTATTGGTCTTACCAGTGGTTCTCAAATCAGAATCAATGGAATGCTTGATAGTGCATTCAATGATACATTTAATATTATACCAGGATCATTTGACAAGACAAATACTTGGGTTGAATTTAATTTAGATATTGGTAATGAGAGAACTGATATTTCAGGTGATGTTGTAAGGTTATGGTCAACAGAAGTATCATTAAATAATCCTTCGTTGTTGATGGAATACTCTAACTCTTCTTGGAAGGAGTTTGGAGTTATTGGTGCTGAAGCTATTAGAGCTAATGTAGATTACCTTGGTGAATATAAACTTGGTATCAATACAGTTGCACGTGCTGAACATCAATCTGCTAAGAATGCATGGACTGAATTAGCAACCGAACCACGTGCTAACTTAGATGTTGTTGGTACAGCATTTATTAGTGGTAAGACGTTTGATAATACTAATTGGTTAACAAATAGTGTATTAGGAAATAGAACTGAATCTTCTGTAGATAATGCATTCTTAGTTGGTGGTGACAGTAGACCAGGAGTTGATGCTAACAATGTTCCTTTACAGGATAATGAAGCAACTCTAAGAGTTTCTACTACTAATGGTGGTCGTGTTGGTATTAATGTAACCAATGGACAATTGAATGGTACTGCTGATACTCGTTTCAATGCAGCACTTGCTGTAGATGGTAGTGGGTATATCAGTCAGAACTTACGTGTAGAAAATGATCTAGCGGTCAATGGTGGAGGCGGTGGTAACATTGCTAACATCACAACTACTATTGATACTGGTACATTTGAGTTTGTTAATGATACCACATTCAAGGGTATTGCAGCAACTTCTAGTGTTGCAGGTACTAATGGATTGAAGATGGCAGGTTATCTTCATAATATTGAGATAGGTAATGCCACAACAGATATACAGGACATCAAGATTGGTAATGTTAGTACTCATAGTACTATTACTATTGCTGATACTGTAGATGGAACTATAGAAACAGGTGCTACTAATGGAACTAATGTTTCGTTGGTTACTATTGGTGGTGCTTATAATAGTGTTGAGTCTGCTTCTGAGACTAGAATAGGAACTAAGAGTTTCAAAATAGATGGTGATGTTTGGTTAGGATGGAGAAGAACTCCTACTGATCTTTCTCAGACTGTTGACTTTAAATCTAAGGCTACAGTAGTTAATTTCCTTTCTAACTCTGGTGGTCCTTCTACAGTTAACTTTGCTACTAAAGCATCTGAAATTAATATTGCAGGTCAAGGTGGTGTAACAACTATTAACAACTCTTTAGAGGTAGCAGCATCTGCTAAGTTCAATTCAAATGTTGAATTGTGTGGTGGTAATTCTTCTGGTTACTATGTTGGTAATAGAGGTCAACTTGGAACTACTATTATTAATCATACTAATGGTCTTGCTGCTGATCCAGAGAATCCAGACAAGAATGTTGATCTAGTTAATGTATTAGTCACAGGTCCTAATGATACTGGTTATAACCAGATTAATACTGGTGGTTTCAACTATTGGGGTAGTGTTTACTTCCGTCTTGCTAAGACTCAAGTTGGTGGTATACCAGAGGTTGCACCACAAACTCTTCCTGAAATACCAGAATCCGAGAATTGTTTCTATCTACCATTATTAAATGCTTGTGATAATTACTATGCTGTTGGTGATTATATTCTAATCAATAGTCCAATAGTTACTGGTGGTCATCCTGAGATAGTTGAGGTTGTTGAGTTAACTAGAGCATCTATCGCTCCTTTCTGGATAAAGGTTAGAAGAAATCCATTAGGAAACTTTGCTGCTGCTGTTAATTCTCATTTAGACTTTACAGTATTATATAAGTGTGAGATTCAGTTCAATTCTACTTGGACAACACAGGATCTTGATAACACTGGACCACAAGATGATGTATATCTTGCAGAGTTTGGTGGGTCATTAGATACTGCTGATTATATAATTGTTGGACGTGATGCTCAAGGAACACTTGGTGAATTTATTAAGATTGCTGAGATTAAGGATGAAGTAGCACAGGTATTTACTATTAATGATTGTGATAGTCCTGCAAAAACGGTATTTGAAGTTAATTCTGTAACTGGTGACACATATGTTGGTGGTAAACTTACCATTGATAATTCTGTATCTCTAAATGGTGGATGTGGATCAACAGTTAGAACATTTGGTACTAATGATCCACCAGCTGCATCATTCATAGGTGATGTAATTGCTGAGAGTGGTACTGTTAATGCTACTGGTATTAGTGGTATTGATACTGATGATATTGCTAAGTTACAAGTTGGTGATATCGTTAAACTTACATCATATAACGAGAATCAAAGACCTATCCTACCAGTAAATACAAGGATTACTGAAATTGATGATACTTCTATCACACTCAGTAATGGAATAGGTGCGTTATCTGCTATTAATAATGCTTCGTTCTCTGCTTCTAGGAATGAAGAGGTAACGATTACTAACGGTTCTAATCAGAATTCATTGTATCTTGATACATGTACTGCTACATTAGAAATAGGTAGTCAGTATAGAAGAATACAAGTAAGTAGATGTCTTCCTGATGTACAAGATGCTGCTGATACAGAGACAGCATTTAGATCTGTTAAGGAACATATAAGAGCATATTCTTATTGGTTGGATCCTAAGGTTCTTCAGTCAAATGGACCAATATCAGCATTATCTTCTAATGCAACTACTGGTACTGTTCCTGGATCTGTTTACTTACCAGTGTCGCAAATTGGTGTTGCTGATGGTTTATTCTTAGTTGGTGATCTTGTCATCGTTGGTGATGCTCAAGATATTGCTAACAGAGGATTAACTGCTGGTGAGCAGACATTTGAAATAATGAAGATTGAGGCTGTTGATGAAGTCAATAAGGTTCTTAGATGTGCTCCTGGACAGGAAGGAACAACAGCACTTGCTTTAAGTAATTACACAGCAGGTTCTGGTAACACTACTGTAATGAGATTATTGAAGCATCCTGAGAGTTCTTCTGTATTTGATATCCAATCTAGAACTAGAACTATATCTGGTGTTGATATACCATATGTTTCTCTTATTTTAGAGAAGGGATATATTGTACAGACTAAGCTAGATTATGCTAACTGGGTAAGGTTCCATGACACTAGAACAACTGGTACATTTGATGATGCATTCTTCTATGTTGGTGATGATATAAACAGTGCTGTTAATAAGGGTTGCTTGTTTGGAAATGTTCATCAAGATGTGATGAATGAGTTCACCCATGCTGGTGTGGTTCCACATCAAACTGGTGATCTCACGGTCAATAAAGACCTTACAATGATTGGTGGTGACATTACTGTATATGATTCTGTTAAGAAGACAAAATTATTTGCGTTCAGAAATGATGATGGTCATGCTGACCATGCAGCAAATATAGACTTTGAAGCAGGTATCATTGGTAGAGGTACTATTACTCTCTACTCTACATCTTGCCCAGAGAATGTAGCAGTTAATAGTTGTGATCCATCATTCTCTGTTGACGTATTCAAGAATGTTGTTGCTGGTAGTACATTCACTGTTACTGGTGAGGCAATTCAGTCTCCAACTAGAACACCTAAGTTAACTATTGATAATTTGGGAGTCAGTGGTGCTAACAAGTATGTCATTAACCAAGACCAATCAATTGATGCATTTGGTATCAATAACTTCACAACTAAATCTGGTGGTCGTCACGCTAGATATGTTGCTACTGGTGCTGATGAGTCTGATAAATATTTAACAGCGAATATACAATACTTTGCTAACGTAGCAAATGGTGATACGTTTGTTGTTTACTTACCTGATAACCCTAACAGTGGGGATGAAGTTAGTATAATTGATGTTGGGGGTAATCTAACATATAATACATCACTTGTTGTTAGAGCACAAGGTACTGGAACAAGAGTTCAGGGAGATGCACAGGGAACAAGTCTAGGTATTGAAGGAACTACTATATGGGGTTCTGGTGAATTGGTTGTACAGACACCTAATGCTGCATTTACTCTAGTATATCTTGGAGGAACTGATTCTGATAATAATGTAGTTGGTGGATCTGTTACTGGTTGGTGGCTCAAGGAGGTTTAATCAATGGCAAGTTATAATCGTATCAAGGCAGCTCAACATATGCCTATTGGTACTATCATGCCTTGGACAGGTAGTTCTGGTGTTACCGAGGAAGGTATACCGACTGGATGGTTAATCTGTAATTCTTCTAAAAAGGGTATGTTTGCTCGTGATTATCCTCTTCTTGCTAGGATAGTTAAGAATACATATGGACCATTTCCAGATAATGCAGGACAAGTTATTGGTGTTAATTTAGGGATAGTAAATGATTTCCCATATAATCCACCCATAGGACATCCTGATCATGATGAATCAAAACATGTTGATGTGTTTGATTTACCTAATTTAAATCAGGTTTCATTGGTTGATATTGAATCAACTAGAATACCTAATGATGCTTTAGCTATCATTGGTGATTTTATTAGTGTTAATGGTTCTACTGAAGGAAAACAAGCAAAAACTTTAGTTAAGAGTGGTGTTGATTTAATATTTGATATTGAACCATCAAATAATCTTTCTGGTAGAATAACTGGTATAACAATGGAAGAACCAGTATATTTTACAAGTGTATACACTGTTCCTAGAAAATTGGGGATAGATCATACACCAGCACATATTCATAGACCAGCAAGTGATGATGAATATGATCAGTTTGTTAGTGCATTTCCTCTTGCATCTCCTGTACTAGAGTTTGTTCCAGGAAGAGCATTGCCTAATGGTAGTAATATTAGTTCTATAGCACCAGTTGGACAGAAGAGTAATTCTGAACCAGCACATTCTTTTACTTCACCAGGAACTGCAAGAATTACTTGGTATGATCAGGTAACTGAAAATGCCCTTCTAGATGGAGAGCAAAGTAGAATAGTACAAATTAACAAGACTAAATTACCAGATACACAAGTCTATCCTGGAAACCCTGCTCAGACAAGAGCTATACAACAATCACATACATTAGAATTAGGTTATGATGATGATTATAGTGGTGTTGCAGATGTTGCTTCAGATGCTTTAACTGGATCATTCCCACCACCAGGAAGATATAGTGGAAGAAGAAATTTTTATGCTTCTCCAGATATACCTGATACTCATAGAGGATCTGGTATGGGTACTGATTATATTGATGATATGGTATATGATCCTAGTGCCACATCACAACCAATAAATACAAATGGACCCTTTGATTCTGCTGTAAATACTGGTAATACATTTACCACAACTCTTAATCATGATGCAGAAAGATTTGCATCAGCGTCTTTAAGATCTCATAGACATGATGCTATGGAGGTATCAATGGGTAAAGGAAGTTTGGGAATATCAACAACTACTTTGGTTAATAATGTTTCAACAGGAACTACATCACCAGTATCAGTTGATAGTGCTATGACAGTAAGTATCAATCCAAATACACCATCACAAACAATGATCTATATGATGAGGGCTTGGTAGTGGCAGTATTCTATAATAAACAAAAAGGAATACATGGGTCATTAACTGGTACTATCATATCATTCCCAGTAGAAGTTGACACTGAAAATCCTGCTGCTTCTGTTTCTACAAATAAGTTACCAGCAGGTTATTTACGATGTGATGGTAGAGTTTTAACATCAGAAGACTATCCATTATTAGCAGTTGTTTTAGGTACAGGTGATTCATCTAAGTTTAGGAAATCATCACAAGCATTGTCAATTGATCAGTTTCAATTACCAGATTTAAGAAGTAAGCATATAAGAGCAACTACATCATCTAATATTGGTACATTTAATGATTTTACTGTAACAAATGCTGCTGGTAATGAAGAAGTAAAATCAGGTGTTCAATTAGATGTGTTGATGAATGTTGATAGTCCATTTACATTAACATATAATGGATCATTTTATATTCCACCACAATCACAGGCATTAAGAGGAGAACCATCCTTTGCTGTTGAGACAGGATCATATACATTTAATGCTGAAGTTCCTGACGAAGCATTTCAGCCACATATGCATAGAACTACTACCTTGAGATCAAGGCAAGTTGATGCTAGTGGTAATCATTTTGGTATAAGACAAGTAAACTCTGTTAGAACCAAGACAACATTAAATGTATGTAAATGGTGGGAGTATGCTAGACAAGATTTGTGTTATTGGTATTATACAGATCAAATAACTTCTGGAGATTTTGGTCAAGATGATGAACCTACCTCATATGAAATTCAGTATGGTCATTGTTGGAATTCATGTAATAATTTTGTCTCTCAAGGATATTGTTTGTGGCCAGATAGCGTAACGTGTCCTAATGTACCTATAGGTACGTGGAATACACGTGCTGCAAATAATGGATGTAATGATGGTCATGCACAAACAGAAGGTACAACATGGGGTTCTGTAAATTATCCACTTACTTGGACACATACTTGTGTTTGCCCACCTATATTTGGAATCTGTTGGGGTGGTACTAATGGAGTTACACCTCTAGATGAAGTAAAAACTACAGTAGGAGCAGGTTTGCCTACCGATTTGTTAGGTGATATAAACCTTCCATTTGCTCCTTTAGATGATTCTTACCAAACTGGATATGCTGCTGTTTCTAATAATCATAAATTAACAGGTGAGTGGGGTAACGATGCTACTCATAGACATAGATTAGATTTTAATTCTGATGTTTCTCATACATTTGTTATGAATATAAGAGCATCAACTGCTAGGGCAGATAGTGGATTGGTATCTAAAATATCATTAGCAGTAAACAATGCTCCAAAAGCAGATAAATACATACAACCATATGTTGTCACCGAATACTTTATTAAGATCTGATGGCCGTTTATAAGCAAGGTAATACTTTTAATACTCAGGGTTCTGTAACTGGTACAACAGAGACCCCTAATTGGTATAGCGATAAGGGCGGATCTTATGGCACAATTGGTGCTATCGTACCAGTATTGGTTAATGATTATAGTGATAATATAGGTACTATAAATCCACCTCATTATGCCCATAAAGGGTATTTGTATTGTGATGGTACTTCTTATGACATTAGAGATTATCCTTTATTATATGAATTGATTGGGAATGATTACTTAACACCAACAGAATTAATTAACTCTAACTCATATACTTTTACTAGTTCTGGTGAACCAGGAACTGTTTTCAGAACATTTATTGAAGGTACTGACATATATGCAGAAGTATTTAAGTATGAGTTCACTCCAGTAGGAGGATCTTCTGTTATTAAACAACGTGCTATACCACACGAGTCAAAGTTAAGGTTTGTTGGATCTCTTGGAGATTTCCCTGCTGGTAGTAGTAATGTATTTGAAGCAGATAAAGATTATTATCTGGAATATAATCCAACGTATCAGAATCTTTCAACAAGACAAGATACTACAGTACATAGAATATTAGTCAATCAGGCAATAACAACTACTACAACTGTAGTAACATCAACTGTAAATGTCAATTGGTCTATTACTTCTGATACTCTTATTACTCCATCTGGTGCAGATCAGTATTATATACTACCGATAGAATATTATGGTACTGTTCCTGAAGCTGTGCCAGGATCAATTGATGCAAGTACTGGATTACCATATCTTAGTGGATATACTTCATATGAACCAAACGCATTAAATTATAGTCCTTCATTTAGTTGGAGTAATTTAAATGGAATGCCAGCTGGTGTTCAAGTTGATTCATATGAAATATTTCTTCAGAATATGTCATTGCAAGACATGGTGCAGTGGCATGTAACAGGTATTCCTGCTTCTGTTACGAGTTTACAGAGTAATGCTGTATTACCAGCAGGTGCTACTATACAAGGTAATACAGTATCACAATCATCTGTACAACCACCATTAGGTACTGCTGCATGGTGGATTAGAGATAGTGGATATTCAGGACCACAACCAGAGGGAGGTGAGAAGCATCTTTATAGATTTAATGTTATTGCTAAACTGTCAAATGGGCAGGATTTAATACAGAGTTTAGATTTTACTGCTGGTTCTGGTTCATTAATACCAACATATAGTGGTAATCCTAACTATACTAATAATCTTACCATAACTGGTGTAACTAGTAATGTAACTGATAATGTTTTTAACATAGAATGGGCTACTTTAGGACCATATACTAATACTGCTGGTGTTATAACAGGACATCCTAAAGCAAGAATTAGAAAAGGATATAGTCAATCAGATTATCCATACCTATTAGGAAAATTTAGAGTACCAGACTATAGAGATAGAAAGTTAATTGGATATGGTGAAGGTGTTGAGGGTGCAGGTACTCCATTAGTAGAAGCACGACCAACAATAGAAGTTGGTGATATTGGTGGTGCATGGTATATACCAACCACTGTGATAGATGATCCAGCAGAGTTCTTTACTATTAGTGATGTTGTAACATCAGGATATGGTGATGTGCAGACTCAGTGCCAAGCATATTTAAGTGGTGAAAAGCAATTTACTGTTGGACCTATACAGGATTATATTTTCAATAGACCAGCATCACATGATCATTATCTTATTGCTAGTGAAGTAGATCAGCAGCAAGAACAATCTTTTGGTGGTAATGATAGATTTACTACTAGGTATCAGAATCTTAAAGGTAATATATTATCATTTACACCAAGTACTAGTGATGAGATTGCTTTAGGTCACTCACATGGTTTGACATCATATAGACCATCAAACTCTGCTACTGCAACCTATGGTAATACTGGTGGTATTGGTGAGTATACTTCTAGTTCTAGTGGTACTACTGGACAAGAAGAATGGCTTACTACAGGGTCTCATACATGGACATGTCCTACTGGAGTTCAATCAGTTTGTGTAGTAGCAGTTGGTGGTGGTGCTGGTGGTGCTGGTGGAACAAAAGGTGGTGGTGGTGCTGGCCTAGGATACCACAACGATGTAACAGTGGTTCCAGGACAGACATATAATTTATTCGTGGGTGCTGGTAATACTGGATCATCTTCTTCCACTGCTGATCTTCCAGGACAAGATAGTTGGTTCCTTGATCAAACTACATGTGTAGGTAAAGGTGGTGGTACATCAACACCTGGTGATTCAAAGAGTTATGGAACATTTGTAGGTGATGGTGGTGGTAATGGTGACCCTTCATCCACAAATGGTGGAGGTGGTGGAGCTGGTGGATATGCTCTTAACCAAGGTGGTGGTGGAACAGGATCAGATACAGATGTCACTGGAGGTGGTGCTGGAGGTGGTGGAGTAGGTCTTAAAGGACAAGGAACTACTGGTGTTGATGGAACCCCTAGCACACAAACCACTGAAGGTGGAATAATGCAAGGTGGTAGAGGTGGATCAGGTGGTACTAATGGTGGTAATGTTATTGCACCAACAGAACAAAATTCTACAAATCCAACTCCTGCAATAGGACAACAAGCTTGGATTGCACCAGGTTCATATACATGGACAGCACCTGCTGGAGTAACTCAGGTTTCTGTACTTGCAGTTGGTGGTGGTTCTGGTGGTGGACAAGGTGTTAATGGTGGATCAGGTGGTGGATTAGGATGGAAAAACTCAATATCAGTAACACCAGGAAATTCGTATACTGTTGAAGTTGGTGCAGGTGGTCAAGGATCTATTAATGCTCAAGGTGGTGCTGGAGGAGATAGTTATTTTATTGATACAAATACTGTAAAAGGTGGTGGTGGATCAGCATCAGGTACAGGTGGTGGATATACAGGAGAAGGCGGTGGTGTAGGTGGTGCTAAAACACAATACGGATCTGGTGGTGGTGCTGCTGGATACGCTGGAAATGGTGGTGGAGGAACAGTAGTAGATGGAAATGCTGGAGGTGGTGGTGCTGGTATGGCATTCTCTGGTGCTCCTAATGGTGGTGCTGGAGGTGGTGGCGTAGGTATATTTGGACAAGCATCTAGTGGTTCTGGAGCAGATCCTCAGTTTACTAGTGATCAAAATATTCAGATGTTAGGTGGTCAAGGAGGATCCAATGGTACTGATGGAGCCACTGTAGTGAGTCCTACTTTATCAGATTCATGGGTATTGACTGGTGGACCTCAGTATTCTTTCTGGTCTAGCTTCATGCATGACTATGCGATTTATAAATCAATACCAGCTAATGATGGACAGGATCCATATATTAATGCGATGCAGGGTAATTCTCATAGTTTCAATGTTTCAAGTACTCAAAATCTTAGTATTGAAGTACAATCAGACAATGAAGCAACTATTAGTTGGGATGGTGTTGCCCTTGGTGGTGGTGGAGCAGAAGCAAGAGGTCAGGAAGAATTTACAACAGCAGGTTCACAGAATTGGACAGCACCTGCTGGTGTGACATCAGTAGCAGTTGTAGCGGTTGGTGCTGGTCAAGGTGGTGGTAATGATAATGCTGGTGGAGGCGGTGGTGGCCTAGGATATAAGAATAATATAACAGTCGTTCCAGGTCAGTCGTATACAGTAGTCGTTGGACAAGCTGGATCAGGAACAACAGGAACACAAGGTAATAGTGGTGGAGATAGTTATTTCATTAATGCTACCACAGTAAAAGGTGGTGGTGGTAATAATGGTACTGGTGGAACCTATGTCGGTGATGGAGGAGGCGTAGGTGGTGGAAAAGGATCCGCAGGTGGCGGTGGTGGAGCCGCTGGATATTCAGGATCGGGTGGATCTGCTGCTAATCCTACTGGACAAGGCGGTGGTGGTGGAGTTGGTAGTTCAACTACTGTAACTGGCACAGGTGCTGGATCAGGTGGTGGTGGAGTTGGTATTAAAGGACAAGGTAGTAGCGGTGCTGCTGGTAATCCAGTTGTACAAAATTCAGCAAGCACAGCAATGAGTGGTGGTGGAGGAGGATCAGGTGGTAGTGCTGGTACTGCAATTACATCTCCTTCTTCATCAAGTGGTGCTACTCCAACTCCTGCTCAAGGTCAAGCAGAATGGACAACTCCTGGTACATATACATGGACAGCACCTGCTGGAGTAACTGAAGTTTGTTCTGTAGCAGTTGGTGGTGGTGCTGGTGGTGTTAATAATAGTTCAGGTGGTGGTGGTGGATTAGCTTGGCGTAATGCGGTTCAAGTCACACCAGGACAGACGTATACTATTGTTGTTGGTGCTGGTGGTGCTGGATCATCTTCTGGTAGTTCTACTAATGCAAATAGAGGTGGAGATAGTTATTTCCTTGATCAAACTACTTGTAGAGGTGGTGGTGGTGGATGGGCAAGTAATTTAGTATCAACTGGTGGTGGTTATGTAGGACAAGGTGGTGATAATGGAAATTCAACTGCTGCCTATCAAGGTGGTGGTGGTGCTGGTGGATATACTGCTGGAAATAGTGGTGGAGGCGGTGGCACAGGTGCAGGTAGTAAATGTAATTTTGGTGGTGCTGGTGGTGGTGGAGTAGGAATATATGGTCAAGGAGCCAGTGGAAATAATAGTATTGTTTCCTATAATTGTATACCACAAAATTATGGTGCTCAAGTAGAAGGTGGTACTGGTGGATCAGGTGGTGCTGACGGACAAGATAGTCCAAGTGGTATGCCTTATCTAAGTACTAGTCACTGGCAACGTTCAGGTCCATGGGATCCTAATACATGGGGTGCTGCTAACATGTGGGATCAGTTCATGAATGATTGGGCTGTATGTAGAGCACTCCCAACTAATCTTAGCAGTCCTTATCCTTGGAATAATTCGGCTGAACCTTGGGGTAAAATATTTGATGTTCCAGCTACATTGAATCAGGTATATATTGATGTAATGGTTGATGATGAGTGTACTATAGGTGTAGGTTACTTACCTACTGGTGTTGGTTACACTGGTATACAATGGTCACTTACCAACCAAACTCAACAAGCTACTGATGGTAGAGTAACATATAACTTAGGAACTCTTAGTGCTGGTAGACATTATGTACTTGGTACTTTAACTAACATCGGTACTGGTGCTTGGAATGGTCCTAACCCTGCTGGTATTGCGTGGATAATATATACAAATCCAAATGACAAGTGGGGATCTATGATCCTTGACTCACTTGACATGGCTACTACTACTTTTAGTACTCATACTGATTTTGATGGTGGTAATGGTGGTGCTATCGGTGGTGGAGGTGGTGCATGTAATATTGGTGGTGGAATACCTGCTGGTGCTGGATATACTGGTGGTGATGGTGGTGACGGTGCTGTAAGAATTATGTGGGGAACAGGTAGAGCATTCCCTAGTACATTAACTACTGATCAACCAACACAAGCATATAATCCTGGTACAGGTACAACATTTGGATCAGTCGCTGGTGGACCTGGCGGTGGATATGGTGGAGGTGGTGGTGCTGGATATGGTGGAAGTTCACCATATGAAGGTGGTGCTGGTGGATTTGGTGCGGTAAGAATTATTTGGGGATCCAATAGATCATTCCCATCAACAGATACTGATGATGTAACAACACAAAATTATGGTAGTGGTCAACCAAGTACTGTTACGTCACCTACTTCCAGTACAATATATGATCTCGGAAGTGTAGCTGCTGGTGATCATGTAGTAGGGTATACAATTAAGAATTATAATTCATCTCAAAATAACTGGGCTGCTAACCCTGCTGGTGTTGCTTGGTCTGTTCATACAACAGGTAATACAGGTGATAGAAAACAAACATCAGCTGATGCTGTTACTTCTGCTGGATGGACATCATATGGTGGTGGTCAAGGTGGCGGCCACGGTGGTGGAGGTGGTGGTGGTTATAATATCGCTGGTGGAAATGGAGGAAATGGTGCTGTAAGAATTATATGGGGTGTTGGAAATGTAAGATCATTCCCATTCATGGCTTCTGATTATGCAGAGCAAATATATCAACCTGGAGGTGCTGGAACATTCACACCTATGACTGGTGGATTTGGTGGTGAAGTTGGAGGTGGTGGTGGTGCTGGTTACAGTGCTGCTGGTGGAAAAGGTGGTGATGGTGGAGTCAGAGTTATTTGGGGTGAGGATAGATCATTCCCATTAGAAGCTGGTGATAAAGATTTTGGAACTGGTGGATGTAAGAATTATAAGATTACTGAAGCACCATCTATTGCTATTAATACTGTTAGCAGTGATGGTCAGAAAATTACATGTGTAACTGAAGCAGATCATGGATTTGCTGTTGGTGATTGGATAACATTCTTGGAAGTTGGATCAGGGTATGATAGTACATTCCAAATTATACAAGAAGGATTTAATACAAATACATTTAAAGTAGAACCTGCTAATGCACCTGCTGCTGGTAATGGAGATGCTACTGGTAAAGTTAGAGAAGCAGCAGGTTATTTCTCAGATGTTACTACAATACCAGATCCTAAGGTATGGGTAGTTGATACTCAAACTAGAATAGGTGGTAAACCAATATTATCACAAGATCCTGATGACTATGAACCAGTTCCAGGATATGAAGAGATGATAACATCATCTGGAACTATTACTAAGAGTGCATCTTCAGGAACTGCTGATGTAAGAAAGTATAAGATAAGTCTCGTTGCTCCTGGTGGTGGAGGTGGTGGTTCACAAGGTAATGGTGGAACAGGTGGAAATGTATCTGCTACATTTGATTATATTATTAATGGAGTAAAATCTCAGTATACCATCTATGCTTATGGTGGTACTGGTGGTACTGCTGGACAGTCAGGTGGTAATGGTGGAACAGGTGGAGGATTCTTAGTACCTGCTGCATTAGTTTCTGATGCAAATTTTGTTATATCTACTCAGTTGAATGGTCAAAATGGTAGTGATGGAGGACAACAAGATAGTTCAACTCCTGATGGAGCACCAGGTCTAAATATGGGTGATTTTGTTAATGCTGGTGGTGGTGGTAATGGTGCTTATGCAACAACACCATCAATAGGTAGTTTTCAACAAAACTTTAGTAGTAGTGGTACATTTAATGCTGCTGCTGATCCAAGAGTTCCTTCTGATGCAAGTATTGTTTATATTGATCTTGATGTATCTGGTGGTGCAGGTGGTGATGGTAATGCTAATAGAAGAGCAGGTTGTCAAGATCAGTCATATCTTAATAGTTCAGGTTCCACACAAACTGGTGTAGGTGGAAGTGGTGGACAAGGTAGACGAGTAACAGGTAGATCAGGTAATGGTAGTACTCTAGTAGATAACTATACATTTACTATTGGTACTCAAGGTGGACAAGGATATAATAATGTAGAGGGAACAAATAGTGAACCAAGAAATAATAATGTAGGTACTGGTGCTGCTGATGGTGGATATGGTGGTAGTGGAGCATGGGGAAATGGTTCTGCTGCTGGAGCTGGTGGTGGTGCAACATCATTATCAGTAGCAGGTGCTAACACATATATTATTGGAGCTGGTGCTGGCGGTGGCGGTGGTGCTGGCGGTGGTGGATATAATGGTGGTTCAATATATGATAAGTGTTGGACTGGTGGACCAGGTAATCCACCTGCACAAGGTTTAATGGCAACTCAATCTATCGGATTTGGATATGGTAATGGTGGTGGTGAAGGAGGATGCACAGCTGGTGGAGGAGGCGGCGGCGGTGCTGGTGCTGGAGATGGTACAGGTGGTGAGGGTGGAGCGTCAGGAGTTGCTGGTGCTGGACACGTCAACACTGGATCAGGATCTGGTGGTTATGCTGGTAGATCTTCTTATAATACTAATTTTGTCCATAATGCTACTGAAAGTGCTGGATCATCTGGAGGTGGATACGTTAACTTCACTGTACATTATGAGGGTAATACTGTAGATCCCTCTGGTGGTGGTGCAGGTGGTGGTGGTGTCTTAACTGTAGAGTGGGCATTTGATGATTCTGATGGTGCTACTGACATTGTTGTTAACTTAGGAAATCCTGGTAACGGTGGATCTGGTGGTAACTCACAATCTGGTGGACAAGGAGCTGCTAAGGTTGAAGCACAAAGAGTTATTGCAGGTAGTGCTAATCCCCCTAGTGGATATACTGTTCCTAGAGGAAATGTTTATGAAGTTCCTGGTTATCCTGATAATTCAATTTGGCCAGCAACTTCATCAACTCTTGGTGGTGATATATGGCACAGTGCTAGTGAAGATGTAGATGTAATACTTCCTGCAACTGGTACGTTCCCTGCTTATTCAACACAATCAACTAAATTTGTTAAGTTTGTTGGTGATGGTGACAGGTACTTACAGTTAGGACCATTAAATCTAGCAGCAGCAGATAAATTGGTATTCTATATTATTAAAGGTGATGGTACTAATGGTGGTGATGCACCAGAAGAAGATTTAGCAATGTATTATAAAACTAGTGTTGATCAGGCTAATGATACTCTATTGCAAGTAATTGCTAGTATTACTACAACTGATCAAGGGTGGAAGAAATATGAATACGCAGTTGATGATACTAGTCCAATTAAAGAAACTGGTATATATCTAGTATTACGTCAGACTAGACCATCTAATTCTGGTAGTGACTGGGATGATGATGGTGCTGATATATGGGGTCTTGCTGAATTTGGTGTTAAATTTGGTCAGGTTACATCACAAGTGTTCACACCTTCTACTAATTCTGAAATACCAGGAAATATAGGAACATGTGGACCTAATACTGGTATAGATGAGGTTAGAAAGACTGTTAGTGCATCACAATCTAATATTAGATTTGCTGATGGTACATTCGCATTGTCTTCATCAACACCAATATCTGTTAATGCCACGGCAACACCAGAAGAGAATATACCTCTCATAACTAGATACCACAGAGCTAAATACCTTATAAAAGCATTCTAAATATGGCAAGCACAGCACTTAAAAATACTGATATATATCTGAATGCGTTGGAAAGAACTATCCAATACAAAGGCGTTCAGAAACAATTGACTGATAGTTTTTGGGAAACAAATATCAGTCCAATAATCTATCCTTTATGGGATAGTGCTAAAGATAAACTTGAGATGTTTGTCTATAGAGATGATGGATCGTATTTAATACAAAGAAATAAGTACAAGAAGGATTTTAAAACCAATACAAATACTTGGATTTCATATGAATTTGATCCTAGTGGTGTTGCTGAATATGATGTAACAGATCTAAGAGATAAATTAAAAGAACAATTTATTGAGTATAGAGATGTAACAGAGGATACATATCAACAAGCAATACAAAAAGAGTATGCTAGAAGCAATTCATTAACATGGGATAAGATAAAGGTTGTTAGAAGATTTCTTCTACAAGATAGTGATTTCACTCAACAAACTGATGCACCTCTCACTGATGAGATGAAAGCATTGTGGAAGCAGTATAGATCATACATTAGAGATATTCCTACATTACAGAATGCTGAGACACCATTTGATGTGGTATTTCCTATCACTCCTGATGAGTATGTACAGAGGAAATCAATAACAGTTGATCAATTAGTTATTGATAAGGTAGGACTACAAGGTACAGATAAGGATTATCTTGATAGTTCATATCATTTCTGGAAGATGAACTCAAGTACACTGAATTCATTTACACAGAGAATGACATTATATCTTGCTGCAAGAACATCAGTTATTGCACCTATTGGTACTGGTGAGGAAACAAGAGTGATGGTAAGTCCATTCCATACATTGTTAACTGGTAATACTGAAGCTCATGCAGAACAAATAATTGCTAACAATGATCAGGTCAATAGAGATTATATTGAAGATCTATTAGACAAGATTGAAAAGGGAGAATTATAATGCTAATATCATTAAATGCACAGCGAGTATATGAACTCGCCAAGTATGCTGCTGAATCAAAGAATAAGTATATTGCTATCATTAATAATATTAAATGGTCTACGTTGGATGCTGCCAAGCAAGCAACAGTTAAAACATATTATGAGGATACTATACCAACCGATGAGATTGGTGAAGTATTTGGTGAACATTATACTATCTACGAGTTTAATAGTCAGGCAGTAGCAATTGATACAATGCAAGATTGGATACCATTATCAACTGACCTCACTGATCAGGATTATTTCATTCATGTTCAGGTTGTTACACCTGCTGGTGGTATGCCCTATGATAATCTGATACCAGACAAACCAGCAGA